TTAGTTGATCCAAAGAATTGAACCGTGCCACCGGTAGGCTCTTCGCTGTCAATTGCACAATTGATGTTGTGCTGAAACTGCATTGGCATGCTGCCCAAAACTCGGCCGTTTAGGATCGTTAAGTAAAGAGCTGATCCGTCTGAAAAGAACACGCGGTACTGGCCCTTGTCTCGGTTGACCGTACTGCCAACAGACAACCCGCGGTGTTGCTCAATGAATTTAGGAATGTTCATGGTCAACGCCGCTGGCACGAAGTTACCGAAGTTCAAAGACGTTCCCAAGCTCATGATGCCGCGATCGTCAAGCACATAGGCTTGGTCCATGTTTTGCGCGGTGTAAGGAAACGCTCCGGTGCCGGAGTTAAATGTCGATAAGCTGAAGTTGGCTGAACTTGTGCCGTACAGCACAGATGTATCGCTGCGGGTGTAAACGCCTAGAGCGCCACTTGATTGGTCGCCCGGCAACACCAGCAAATTGGTAACTTCCGCGTTCATCGCAATTTCGCCGGCGCCCAGCAAAGGGGTCCACTGGTAAGGAAAACCAAGGGCTGAAAATTGCACAGAAGCGCCGAAGCTCAAAAACAAATGCTGCTTGTGAAAACAAATGTGTGAGGGCGTGTCAACGGCCATGCCGGTTCTGATTGGCACATAGGTCGTGCCGTCAAACTCAAAAGCGTAATTTGCACCGCTTACCCCATACAGTTTGTAATTTGCCGTGCCTCCGCCAAAGTTTGCAACAGTGGTTTCGTAACGACCGCCAACCGCCAAAGTGATTTGAGTTGCTACAGAAGCCGCATGCGCGTAAGTAGTCGCACCTATACGCAAATTTTCACCAACCGTAAACGTTCCAGTAGAACTGGACAAAATCAATTGCCCAGCCGCGTTGCTTGAAGCATAGGTGCCGTCTTCAAGAACCGTACGTGCAACCACGCCTGTAGCCCCGCTGCTTTGGCCGGTTAAGGTAACGCCGTCTGGTATTAGCAACACGCCGTTGCTAAACGACATTGTTTTGCCAAGCGTAATAGCAACCCAGCCCGCGCTGGTTGATTTGTGCATCACGGCAGCAGTGCCGCCTGCGTTATTGCGCCATGCGTAAACCGTGCCGTTGTAATAGGCTACGCCAAGAACAGATCCTGATCCGGGCACCGCGGTAATGTCGGCGCGGTAATTGTCGGCTGCAAGGTTCTGATAAGTTGCGTCAATCAGGCCATCGGCCGCCACGCCTTGCACTTCTGTGATGGTGCCAACATTAACCGCACTTACCGAAATACCTTCCGTGGTTAGAAAAGTACCGGTCTCTCGGGTAATCACCACGTTGTTACCAGATCGCGCAATGACCACGCCGGTAGCTGCGGATGACAAACCAACAAGGGTATTGCCTACAGCAACCGTTCCGGTCAAAGCGCACACAAGTATGTTGTAGTTAGCATCGGATGGACTGGGCCTGCCGTCAAAGCGCTCATAGCCATCAATGCGTGTGTAGCCGCCAGTGATTGAACATTCAAAGTTTGCAGCACGGCGAACAACACCCGGAGGCAAAGAAAGTGTAGGGGTAACCTGATCCAAACCGCCGCCAAGGCGGATTAGATCGTAATTGACTTTAGGCGTGGTCAGCTGCATTTGTGCGCCTTATGCAAGGGGCGGGCCGCTGACGACTGTTGGCAGCTGATCGATGTCCAGTCGGTTCATCAATCGCTTGAATTCAAATTCGCCACGTTGATAGACTTCTGGCGCTGATTCATAGCCGCCGTAAAACATCATGGCCCTGTAAACAATCATCATTTGAAAGCGCGTAGGAAACACGCTAGGCGGCGCGTCAGTGGCCGCAACAAACTCTGTTGGCTGAACATAATACTCACCCACAATGACGTAGGGCTGATCTGGTATTGAGCCAAAGCCCAAGTTTTTATCTGGGTCAACCGTGACGACCACAGGGCGCGCATACGTCGTACGCATATTCCCGTACATGTACAGGTTGCGGAACGTCGTGTAGTCCATGTAGTTCATCAGCTGCTCGTCTTTGTAGTTTTGTCCTACAGACGAAGCGCGCCAACTATCACGTTTCCAGTTTCCAAAAGTAGACCCCACACCGGCTTCGGTAGGGGTGTAGATTTGTTGTTGTGTGACCGTGTTGAATTGCACTGGATAACGCATCCACTGCCAGTCTTCCTTGGCCGTTTGCACATCGACCCAAGCACTATTGATCCAGCTTGCCATCCGGTAGGATTCGCCGGTCAAACCAGTAACGGTGATCAGCGGCGTGCTGGCGCCAGAGACGCCGCACTCCACGCGCAGTCGGTTGATAAGCTGGAGATAGTTCACTAGGTCACCCTGTGTTTAAGCGGGTTCGGCTAAAACGTTTTGAAGCCATGCACGGCCACGAGGATTGTCGTCGTGCATCAACTCAAAAGGATATGCCAAACCATGGCGCGCAATCATGTCAATCTGATCAGGCGCTGCTGGGTTGCGAGTTACTTGGCTGTATTTAGTTTCTTTCATACGGGCCAAGATCTCAACGTACTTGCGACGAACGCGCATTGGCACGCCGCGCATGATTGGTTGATTAGTTCCATTGCAGTTGAGAATTACATGAGGCGATTGATTTTCGTCAGTGCTGGCATGCACCATGACTTCAACCATCTCATTCATGAAGGCTTCGCTTGCTGCAAGCTCGCGAAAATCTACAACTTGGGAAACCGGATCAACTGTTGGTGTGTCGTCAATGATTTCAATTCCTGCGACTACTTCTTTTTTTGCCATCTTCATTCTCCGTTAGGTTTAAAAAATCGGTCTGCCAAAAAGCAGGCTGCCCGAAGGCAACCTGCAAAACCCTCTGTTAAGAGAGGATGGCAACTTACTGGGCTGAACCGGGCATGTCCATGCAATCGCTGAACACGTCGGTAATACCGGCGGCACCGAGGTCGGTCGAGCCGGGAGTGAACGTAGCAGAAGAGCTGGTAGTCACTTTGATCAAACCGACCAAAGTTGTACCTGCTGTGACCTGACCGGGCACTGGGCAAGGATCGCCAGCAGCAACGATAGGGCCTTGTGTGGTCGACACGGCACCGGCACCTGTAATCCACACCGCAAACAAACACGCTTGAGAATTACCCAATGCTGTACCAGCAGTAAATGTCAAGTTGTCGGTAGCCGCATAAGATTTAAAAACGCCATTGCTTGTGAAAGTCAATGTGTTTGTAGTCTTAAAGGTGTTGGCGTTTGTGCCTTCGGCTAGGCCGGCAGCGGTCAGCGAGAGATAGCCACTATTGGCTTGTTCGATGTTGTATGACATGATTTATTCCTTTAGGAAAAGATTGATTAAGAAGCTGCTGTGAAAGTCACGCCAGCTGCCACTGCGCAATGCGCGTAGGCAAACCAGCTTGTACCGTCACTGATGACAGTTACGCGATCGCCTGCAACTGACGAGCCATCTACAAAAGAGATGGTGTCATCGGCTGTGCCTGTATCACCAGCGGCGCCAGAAGCGGGATACGCTTGGCCCTTAATGATGTTGGCACTGCCGTTGGTCACGATCGTGTAGCTGGCGCCAGAAGGTGCCGCAGCCACAATGAAAGTGTAGGTCAAACCCGCAGCAGGCAAGGGCAGAGTAGTTGCGAATTCAGTAGCCGAAGACAAAAAATATGTCTCACCGCTTTCTGCCGCCGTCAGTGATGACGCAGCAGCAAGCGTAGCGTTTGCAACGGGACCCAAGATGGGAGCCGTGACAGACAGCGCGGATACATCGTTCAAACGATCTTCGTTTAGAAGTTTCCAGTAGTTCGATTGCATGGTAGTGTCCTTTAAGTTAAGACGCTGGGACTTGCGTCCCAACTAGTCCATTACAGAGCGGTCACACCGGCTTCGATACGGGCCATGAAGGCGTCGTTCAGACGCACAGTCGCGAACCATGTAGAAGCGCCCACGTAGCCGAATTGGCCCAATGGGTTGGCGTGGTTGGTCTGTGAGGCTTTGAGGACCACAGGCTTGATGGCAGACATGCCCTTAAGAGCGACTTGGCCCCAGCAGTCTTCACCGATGATGATGAAGGGATACACGTCAACGTTAGCAGCGCCGACAGACAACATGCCGTTCAAGGTTGCAGAACCAGCAGCAGCAAAGGATTTCAACAGGGGTGAGCTGATGAAACGGAAGTCTTCGCAAGCGCCGATTTCGCGGTCATGGATTGGCTTGAATGAACCGTACTCTTCCACACGGGTAAAGCCGGGCAAGTTACGGATGTCGCTGACAGCGTCAGTGTGGCAGAAGATAACGTATGCGGGCTGCACAGCGCGAGTACCGAAGTTAACACCGGGAGCCAGACGGCTGGTCACGCGGCGTGAACGGTTGGACTCAAGCGTACGGGCTGCTTTACGAATTGCGTTCAAGCTGATCGCTGTGTTGATTGCAGAGCGGCTAGAACCGTTTGCATAGATCACAGTAGAGCCGGCCTTCAACACACCGTAACGAACCATCTCCATCACCTCAGCCAATGTCTCGCCTGTGAGCTTGACCATTTCGCCGGGGATGTCGTCTTCATACAGTTGCTCAACTTTGCTGGAGTACTTGAACAGCACGCCATATTGTTGCAACTGAACAGACACGTCTTGGAAAGAGATCGTGTTTGCGTTAGGTGTCACACCTTCAGCCAACACGAAGTTGGAAGCGGTGATGTCAGGAGTACCAACATAGCGAGAAGAGTTCTCGATTGTTGTACCTGTAGTAGAGGCGCCGAAAGGCAGAGTACGACGGAACACCAAGGTGTCTGTCGAGTTCTGGGGCATCTCGCGTTGAGTACCGAAGTCGCCCAAAACAGTGATGGGCTGTGCGTGTTCAAGCATACCTTGGGCGGCGCGGATTAGATTTCGCGATGCTACGGTGCCGTAATTTTGAATAGACATGGTCTAGTTTCCTTTTCTGAAAATTGATTTAATAGCCGCGTTCTTTGAGCTCTCGCTCACGTTTCTTGGCTTCATAGTTCCACAGTTCTGCTGGGGACATGTCGCCAAGTGTTTTAGGCGGCGGTGTCTGGCCAGTTCGAGTTGTCGCGGCTGCAGCGAGACGTGCTCCTCGCTCTTGCTTAATGTCACCGGCTGATCGCGTTTGAGCTGTTGAAAATAAATCCAACATCCTGATCGCGTCTTTGGCGGCGGGGCTATCGGCTAAAGCTCTGGTCTCAGGCGTCTGCACAGTAAACCATTGCGCAAATTCGGTCGTGTTGATCGTATCGCGCCAGTTTTCGTACTTGCCTTCAATTCGTGCTTCTTCCATGAGGCGACCCATCTCAGCCTTGGTGTTAGCAACTTCCTGCTGTACAAACTGAGCCACCGCTTCCGGTGACAAACTTTGTTGCTGAGAAGACACTCCAAGTTTCGATGCGACGTATTCCTCCATCGCTCCCGCCCATTCCGGGAAATCTTGCTTGAGCTGCTCCCACTTCTCTGGGTTCTTGGCGGCGCTGGCGATAGCTGTCTGCGTAGGCGCTTCTTGCATTGCTGCTTGACGTGCCTGCTGAGCTTCTCGTTGCATCGCTGCCACGCGACCCTCGGTCGTTTTGACATGGTGCAGCAGTTGAGCATTTGCCTGTGCTAAATCATCGATCTGTGCCAATTTGGCGCGGACCGCTGGGGATAGCCCGGCTAGGGGATCTTCCGGCTGTTCCGGTTCGATTTGCGCTTGTTCGGGTTCAGGTTCCTGCGGCGTTTCCGGCGCAGCGGCTAAGAGTTCAGATGCGGACGTGTCACCGTCGGCAGCCAGCTTTGATGCCTCTTCATCCCATAAGTTTTGCGCTTCTTCCGAAGACAGTTGGTTTTCTTCCACTTTTTGCTCTCCAAATAAAGGCCGTCTTTCAACGGCCCACTAAAAAGGCCAAGCGGGATTTAATCCGGCTCGACCACCACACCCCGAGTTGCCGCATTGGGCAAGTCGAGAAATCTTTTTAGCATGCGTATCTCACCGCGCAACGCAGCTGTCTCATTGTCGGAGAGGGCGACAGCGTCGTTCTTGGTTCTGGCCTGCTCAAGCTGGGTCTCTGCCCACTTGCGCAAAACATGCCATGTGCTTGATGAGTAATCAGTCATAGAAAAAGCCAGCTCGGTGGCTGGCTTCGGTAAATTTTGGGCGCACTTCGCCCAAAGAAATTTTATAACAGATCGTGGCGCTTATGCAACAGTTATCTTTATTCATTTTTAGCGCTCCATAACCGGGTATTTTGTGCCGGGTTTTCCGCCAGTGGTGGTGGTGCTGTTCTTTTCATCCTCTTCCGCTTGCTCAGCTTTGGTCTTGGCCATGCTGTTACGAACAAGGCCCTTGGACCCGGTCTTCAACCCGCTGCCGCGAATCACTTCGCCAATAAGCCCTGCTTCTTGCCGAGCCAGCGACGGCCGGCCAGCTTGGGCAATTTGGGCTTTGGTTGGGTCCGGTGCCTTCTTGTCAAACGTTTCTGTCCAATCAGCCGGCTTCTCTAAGAAATTGCTCTCGTCGTACTCAATCGTGTACATCGTAGGGGCTCTAAGACCTTCGCCTTGGTCGGCCCCTTCCTTCTGATCAACCACGCGAACCTTGCTGGCGTCGATAACCTTTTGAGTTGCATTGCCCTCAGAGTCTGGCGCACCTGCCACATAAAAATACTCGGGCAATTTGTTGCCGTTTTCGTCAACGCCCCCGCCAGCCTTGGTTACCCCGGTCAAGATTTTTGTTTCTTTGCCCGTTGGGTTTTGCCTGACCATTGAGTACCCGGGGCTTTCAGCAATCTCGGTCATTCCGGCGTAGCCTGTTGGCGCAGTGGCACTGCTTAGCTTGCCCGTTGCCTGATCGGCCGTGTAGAACTGACCAGTGGCTGGCCCAAGAGGATCGTACGCGCCGCCGTAAACATAAGGGTTTCCACTAGGGTCCCGCATGATGCTTGCGTTGTACTTATTCACGCCGCTGTTGTAGCTGCCAGCCCTTCGCTGGTAGGCAGCCAAGGCGCGCTGGTACGCGTCGACGTCTCTGGCAAGGGTTGACATAGGTTAGACGCTATAAGGGTTCTTAAGGCCGCCGGGCAAATTAATGTTAAGCGCCGGGTTAAACAACTGTTTAGTTTGACTGGTAATCAAACCGCCGGGGTTTACGTTACCGCTATTGACAGAGTCGGACATAAAGCCTCTGGATGCTGTGCCGCCACCGCCCGCGCCCAAAGTGTCAACGCCCGCAAGTATGCCGGTGGGTTTTGTACGGGTGTAGTTGGTCACACCGGCAGCAATAGCCGATGCGGCGGAGCTGTACATGCGGCCATCTGGGCCATAGACCGGCCCAGTAGTAGCGCCGCCTGCGTTGCTGGTGTCAATGTTTGTACCGCCAGTGTCTACAGTTGTGCCGCCGCTAGTAACGTTGCCCGTGGTCCCGGTAGTCCCGGTAGTTTTCTTTTTCGCTAAATCCTCGTAGGCTTTTTGCAAAGCTGCCAACTGCGTGCTTAAAGCAGAGTAGTTGCTGTTTAACGTAGAGTAGTTGTTGTTCAACGTGGAATACTGGCTAGACAAATCCGTTAGCTTTTCATCCGTATTCTTTTGGAAAGGTATTCCAGCTTTGGTTAAAGCGGCTGCGTCATAGGTCGAAATGCCATTAGCAATCATTGCCGCTCTGCCTGCAGCAGTTAAAGGCGTGTTCGTCTCTTGTAGCAAAGACAAATTACCGACACCGGTGTTGGCAATGGTATTGGCGTACTTGGCTTTGTCTGCTGCGCTGATACTGGAAGTATCAAGCTGGCCTCCGCTTTGCGCGTACTTTGCAGCTACCGCGTTGTAGCCGCCGTATTTATCAAACTCTGAAGTCGGTGCTCCGGTTGTCATCGACCGTTGCATCAAATCTCTTGCTACATCGGTTGTTAAAGCATTGCTAGTATTTGCAGCGGTAGTTGGCACGGTAATTCCTTTTAAGCTACTTAAATCAAAATCAGGAAAGTAGGCCTTGACATCGGCTTGCGTTATGCCCTCTGAATTAATGTATTTCTGAACGTCGGCGGCATCGCCCCTGTTGTATTTACTGGCCAGTACTGAGGCCGTTATTCCGTTTATAGCCATGATTGCTCCTTCTTAAATTCCTGAGCCAGTCTGTAAAGCCAAGTCGCGCTCAGCAGCAAACAGCTCCTTACGGCTGCGCTCCTTCATAGCGGTGTCGGCCAATTGGGCCTTGATCTTTTCAAGGCTGATGTTCTGCGAGTTAGACAGCTTCAGCATCTCGATCTCGCGTGTCATCTCCAACTGCATGATGTGCAGGTCGGCCTCCTGCGCAGCAATCTGCTGGCGCACCTGAAGCTCTTGCAAGTCGCCTTGGTTTTGCAATTGAACTTTCTGCATCTCAGCCTGTGCGCGGACTTGGGCCACAGCCATGGCTGGGTCTGGCGCTGGGCCCTGAGCGGCTGCCTGCTTCTGTGCTTCTTTGATCTGCTCGATCTCTTCCTCCGGCTTAAACACTTCGGCCGGGTCGATGTGCTGGGCCTGCAAGGCCTTCTCGAATAGCTTCTGTGTGTCGAGGTACATGCCGTAGATTGGGTTGGCCCCAGCGGCAAGCAGGTTCAAGAACGATTGGTTCTGTATGTCACGGACCACCAAGGCGCTTGAGCCGCGAGCGTCGATTGTGAAGTCGCCCTTGATCTCTTCGTCCTCGTTGTACATCATGTTGTAGTCGTAGTACCGGCGGATGTGGGGCTTGGTGACCATGTCATCAAACTGTTTGACGAGCCTGCGCAAAACCACGTTGGCGCTGTTCATCAACATTTGCATGCCACCGACAGTGTCTGGCGCTGCTCCCTTCTCGCCTTGCATGATCGTAGGCACGCCGGTCTCAGCGTCTGCCAGCTCGGTGGCCATCTTGATAATGCCTGCCAACTCGGCTTGATGAGAATTAAATTCAAAGGTTGAGAACGCCTTGCGCACGTCGTCGATGTCGTCGGTCGCATACCAGATCTTGCGGGCAGATAGCTGCCACTGCTTGTCCGCTGGCTGGATGGCCCCGGGCTTGATGACGATCTGTGGACCGCTGGACACGCCGGCGTTGTCCATCATTTGGCGCCATGCTGCGTTCAAGACTTTCTGCTGTGAACGCATGAGGTACGGGATGCCGTAACCCCACATTGAGCCCGCAACCTTTTCCCAGACGTAGAAGTCGTAGGGTATGTCGCCGCCTTCCAGTGGGTTCATGAACGCCTTGACCACCGTGTTGTTGATCATGACGACGCACGCGCTGATGCTGCGCAGCTCGTCCTTCTCGCCCACGGATACTCCCGCAGACTCAAGGTCGTCGTGGTCTACTTCACCCCAATAGGTCCACATCTCGTAGGTCAAGCGGGCCATGTCGCGCTGGTCTTCGTCGGTCATCTCGCGCAGTGTGGCGGACTGCTTAGGTCCCTCTTCCAACACTTTGCGCAGCTGGTCTTTCAGGAAGCCGGGCTGCTTGGCAAGATCGCGGATCTGTTTGGCCGTAACCTGTTCGCGCTCGTAGATGCCTTTGCCGTTGTGAATGTTTTCGCCACAACCGGGATCTGGCCAAACATTGCGCGGG